GCGCGGGCACGGTTCGCGCCAACACCGGAGTCGGCCTCGAAACCTGAGCCAGCACGGGCGGCGATACGCTCCGCGCGCTTGCGGAGGTCAGCCTGCACCTTCGACGATCGCAGCAGCTCGCGAGCGCCCTTGCTGTTCATCTTCACGCGCACGTCCGCCACGAGTCACCCCTCAACACGCTTGAGATTGAGGCGCCAACCCGCGGCCCACCGGAATGGGCCGGTCGTGTAGTCCTCCGGGTAGCCGACGACCTCGTACTGTCCGGCAGGGCCGGAGGGGAGGTCGATCAGATCCCCGGGAGCGGGGGAGAATTCCGGTGGGACGTACAGCTTCACCGATACCTCGGTGCGGTCGTGGCCGAGGAGTTGCCGGCCATCGTTGCCCGCGGTGTTCGACACGGCTGCTTCCCACTGGATCACCGGCACCGGAATACCGGCCTCACCCTTGGGCGGGGTGTAGGACGGAGCCTCCCGAAAAGGGTCCGGGCCGTCCGGGTTTCGGACGTGGTACCCGACCGTGTAGGGGGTCGGGTACGTCACGACCGGGACCTTTCACTCACCAGCGGCACCGACACCATCGAGCACCGATACGGCGCCAACCGCATCTTCAACGCCCCGGTCAACCAGGGACCGCTCGAGGTGGAACCGTCGATGAACCGCTGCGAGTACGCGCCCGCAGTCACCTGCTCGGCGTTCATCGGCGTGGAGGAGGGGCGGGTGATCAACGCCGTGACCATGGCCGCGACCACTCGCACGATGGCCTCAGGAGTCGGCGTCGGCGGTGGGCACCTCAGGTACCCCAGCACCAGATCGCTTGCCTCGTCGAGCTGGCTTGCGACCCGCGCCGCTTCCTCCGCTGTCAGCGGCCGACCCAGAATCGCTTCCACGTCGGCCGGTGTCGCCAGCGCCATCGGAACCTCCGATCCGTTCCCAGTTCACGGTGTCCCCGCCCACCAGCGCCGCGAGGTAGGAGCCCGGGCGGACGTCCATCTCGCGGCCGGTGGGCTTGTGGCGGTACCGCATCAGCTGGTGGTGTCCGGGGTGACCGCGCCGACGGGCACCTTGTTCGCGCCCTGAGCGGTGGCCGCGGTACCCAGCACGTAGGCGTAGCGGGCCTTGAAACGCAGGGCGACCATGTCGCGCTCGGCGAGGTTGATGCCGTTCACGGTGGCCTCGGTCAGCAGCTTCACGGTGATGTCCTGTCGGACACCGATCCGCACCCGGGAGGCGTCGACGACCAGGGCGACCGCGGAGTCCGCGTCCCAGGCGCCGTTGCGGTTGAAGAAGGTGCGGAATCCGGCGAAGCTTTCGTCCCGGAAGATCGGGAACCCGTTGGCGTCGCGCAGGTTCGCGACCTTGTAGCGCAGTGCCAGCGACGAGATCATGGTGTCCGGCGCCCAACCGGCGGTGGCCACCATCTCAGCGACCTGGTTGACCGAGCCCGGGATGTCGTCGACGTTGGCGGCGCCGTCGACGACCGACTTGGTCTGGCCTGCGGCGACAGCCGCGGGCAGCAGCGCCGGAGACACCCACGAGGCGGGCTTGTCGATACCGAGCAGAACGGCCTGGTCCAGCTTCTTGCCGATCGCCTGCCCACCCGATCGAGCCAGCTGGCCCAGAACGTCGGTGGTGGCATCGTCGAGCACGTTCTCGTGCACCGGGATGATGACCGCGATCTCCTCCGCGACGAGGGTCCGGTCTTCCCAGGTGACCTTGCTGGTCGGCTTCACGCCGCTGGGGTCGGTGGCCGATTCCGCCACCCAGTCCGCCTCGGGCAGGGTCGCCAGCACCGGCAGGTGAGTCAGCTTGGTGCCCATCGGGACCGTCGGGAACGCCGACAGCGAGGTGGCAGCCTCCTGGGCCGCGTCGAGCAGGGTCGACGCGTAGGCCTCCTCGATGAGGGTGGCCACCTCGGAGCGCGAAATGTCCGCCATAGCGGATCTCCTTCCTTATTCGCCCGCCGAGGTGCTTCCTCGCGGGATCAGCTCTTATGCCCCGCCGCGGAACAGCCGGACGGCCGCGGCGGCGCGCTCCTGCGGGCTGGCCGCGGAGTCGCCGTTGCTGGAGGCGCCGGACTTGAGGCCGCCCGGGTTGGGGGCCTTGCGTGCGGGGGGTTTGGCTGCGTCACGCCAGGCGATGAGTTCGTCAGCGGACGCTTCGAGTTCTTCCTGGGTGGTGCCGGTCAGCGAGGACGCGGGCACGCCCTTCTTGGCGGCCACGGTCGCCTTCAGCGACTGCAGCGTCGCCTGGGCGACAAGCTGCTCCTTCTCGGCGAGCTGCCGGGACAGCTGCTCGATGCGCTCCTGCGCCTTCTGCTGCTCGGTCTTGTTCGCGTCCTCGATCTCCTGCAGGCGTTGAGCTTTCGCCTTCAGGTCGTCGTAGTCGGCGAACTTCTCCCTCTCGCGGGCGAGCCGTTCACCGAGGAGGCGATCGACTTCGGACTGCGTGAGGGTCTTCTCCGCGGGCTGCTCCGGCTGGACCGGCCCGTCGTTGGTTTCCGTCTGAGACGTGGTTTCGCTCATCGCGTGGTTCTCCGTAAGCCCGTCGGCATACCGTCCGTTGAGCGCTGGACGTGAGCGCCTTCCGCCAGGTAGGCGGGAAGTCAGTGGCCGCTGCCGCCGCTCTCCTTCTCGGCAGCACGCATTACGGCGAGGATCTGCTTGTAGTTGCCGTTCGCCACGGCGTACGCATCCAGGTACTGCCGGTCCCAGGCCTCGACATAATCCGGCGGCTCATACACATCGCCAGCACGCACCGGCACGGGCACGCACCCACAATCGTCGTGGTACTGGTCGCCCTTCTTACGAGCCCGCTCGCCCGTCCCTCGAATACGGCCCGTACCAACGATCGACGCCGAATCCTGTGTCAGATAGTCAGGGCCGCGAGTGGCGAGCAGTCGACAGAACGCACACGCATCAGGTTGCGCATGACGCGCCCACCGCACACCCTCACGGACGGCGTTCTCGCTGACCGTCGTCCGCGCGGCGGAGGTGACGTACCGCTGAGTCGCGCCCGCCAACTGGGAGATCACCCGCGCCTGCTCCTCGGTGGCCTCAGCCGGGATGATGCTCGCTCGAGAACTCGTCTCGTCGGCAGACACCACGCGCGCCCGAGGCGGGTCCTCCGGCTCACGCGGCAGCCGCTCTGGTTCGGCGGGACGTTCGGCCGGCGTCGAGGACGGAAGCAGTGACGCAGTCGAGCCCGTGACGCTCACCCTTGCCGACACCCTCGCCTGCCGCGGCGTGGCAGCGGGTTGCAGCTCCTGCTGCGGCGCATCGACTACGGGCTCCAGGCGAAGCCGCTCCACCTCCTGACGGAGCTCATCCTCCGACATGTCCTCCGGATCCAAGTCCGCAGTCTCGCGAGCAGGCTCCACAGGAGGCGGCTGGTGCATCGCCCACCGCACTGTCGCCTCGATCTGCTCCCGCGGCGGCAACTCCGCCGGGCGAGGATCGAAGTCCTGCGCATCCAGCAACGCCGCCCGGCCTGTTGGGCCGATAATCGGCGGTACCTTCGCATCAGGCCGCGACAGGGAGCGCGGCTGTTCGCGAGCGAGACCGCGATACCACTCCGCCGCCAGCTGCGCGGCCGCCGACATGTAGGGCTCCAACGTCGCCGGGATCGCAGCGAGGAGAGACGCCTCCTCGTCCTCCTCCTCGCCTGCCGCCATCACCACCGCTGCCACCGCGGCCACAGCCAACAGGGACAGCTCCTCGACGTCGGCCTGGTACTGCTCGATCTCAGCCTGCGTCGGCACCAGCAACCACCCGCGCAGCCCGGGCTGCCCGCAGCTCTTCGGCCAGCTTCGCCGCCGCCGCAGTCCGCATCGCTTCCTGCACGCCGCGGATCTGCTGCTGCGTCATCCCCGGGATCATCGACAGCATCGACTCGACCGGCACGCCCTGCTGGGCAAGCTTGGTCACCCCGTCCACGACTTGCGCGAACGACCGGGCTTCGGTGTCTCGCCAGACGACCTCGGCACCAGAGTCGAAGGCTGTCTCAGGGTCGCCGTCCATCTCGGCGTCCAGACGCAGCACCTGCTCCCACGACTCACCGAAGCTCTCGCGCTTGTCGATCAGCTTCTCGTTCTCGTCCTTACCTGCGAGGGCGAGAGCTTCCGCGGACAGGTTGATCAGCTTGCCATTCTTGGCCGCCGACAAACCCGCCTTCTCATACACCGCAGCCTTCATCGACTCCAGCAACTCGGTGTAGCCAGAGATCGATGCCGCCGGCAAGCTCGTGGCACTCACGTCCGGCTCTTCGAATGTCCACACCCGCCGCGCGCTCGCCGCCAACACTTCACTCTCGGTCCCCGACCAGCCGGAGATCACCTTCTGCGGGAATGCGCCAAACCGGGAAACGATCAAGCGGTCGAAATTCACGGCGTTGATCGCCTGCTGGTCCTGGATCAACGGCGCTATCTCGCCGACGATCTGATCGTCGGCGTCACGGTCGTTGACGAAACGGACCACCGGACAGACCGGCTTTCCCCCGTAGGTGGCGTGATGCTCAACGGGCTCATCGAACTCACGCACGGTGAGCGGCTCCAACCTGTGGGAATCCGCGGACAGCACCGGCGTATCACCGAGATCGAACG